ATTAGTAGTAGGAACATTCCCTACAGCATAACCTGTTGCACTTGGTGCTAATAAGTTTCCGTTAGCATCAACCGGAATATACTTGTAAATATCTTCGTTTTTAAACTTGTTTCTATATGTTACTTTCGAACCTTCTACACCTCTTACAATACCTTTGGATAAATCTTCCCAAAGTAATAAGTTACTACTAGTATAAGGTGCTGAACCATACTCAGAATCAAACCAAATTGGCTTTTCTTTGAAGCCAAGTATTTCCCACGGATGACTGTGTGGTCTATCTGTGTTATAAAAGTCTTTGTAAATTGATCTCCAAAAACCTGTTAGAGGGTTGTTGTTAGGATCTCCTGCTGATGCATAGTTATATGTAAATCCGTCACCAGCTCTATAAACTGTATTAGATACATAGTCTGGGCTACCAACAGTTTCTAACCAACTGTTAAATTCTGAAATCATTGTTTTAGAAACTTGTCTTCTAGTAAATCCAGTATTTCTATTTTTACTAGAGACATAGTCTGCAATATTAAAAATATTTTCGTTATAAGGAAGTTTTAAATTATTATAAATTCTTTTTTCAAGATCTAATAACAAATTGTCTCTAAAGTCTCCAAAGCATCTCCACAAAGATCCGTCATGTCCTTGTAGCATTGCTCTTGCACCTTCATATTCAGAATATAGTTGACTGTCATTAGTAGCATGATTCATTGTGCCGTTTGGCATGTAAAATAATTTATTACTTCCTGCAAATATATGAACATGGGCTGTGCCGTTTCCGCTTGCGGCAATATCTGCTTGTTGTGCTGATACTTCATCAGTGTATAACGGATAGAACCAACCAACTTTTCCTTTATAAGACAGTGTTGTTGTTTCATCTCTGCCATATATTTTATAAGGACCTGTTACGTCTGTTGGTGTTTTAATATAAGTGTCGTCTAAAAATATTTCTGGAGTAAACTTAGGATACAATCCTAACTTAGTAGGAGTTGGCGGAACCCAACAACCATCAGTTGAAACATATTCATAAACGTCTAATACATCTCCAGCACTTGGAGCATTTAATAATGTTAAAAATCCATCTGTACTAACTGTATAGTCTTTGTTAAGTACTAGTTGTTTTTCATTTAAGTATGCTAATACTGCTTTTTCTGATAACGTTGTAAAGTCAATACCATTCGCTAGTGAAAATATTGTTTGTGACTCATCTTCAATTGCATGTCTTACTGTTGTTTCGCCACCGTGTGCTAACATATCACTAAAGTAAAATGCATCTTTATTAGTTTTGTTTAAATTAAGTTCAGTAAGTACTTTGTCAACATGTACTTTATCGTATCCTTCAAATCCAAGATCATTAGCTGTTCTTAAAAATTCTCTCTTAAATTTAATGTATTCAAACCCTGACCATTTCATAGCTTCAATAGCATCATAGTCTTTATCTGTTAAATTATATAATGCAAGATTAACTGGTCCACTATGTTGTACAAATTTTAAACCGTACTTTGATGGAGTGCCTAAATCACGTAAATTACTAACACCTGGATATAAGCCTTTGAACCCGCTTACATTATCAACAATACTATCAACATGATCTAATACTTCGCCTAGTGTAAAAGTTGTAACGTTTTCGTTCTGCGGATTTTTTTCAAAGTTGATTGGAAATTCGTAATGTCCTAATCCTTGTATTTTTTTAGCACTTGATGTTGTTTTTAAAACTAACTTATCACTTTCTACTAAGTCTGTATAAAATGCAACATATGCATATCCGTTAACTCGATTGATTGTGTAATCGACGCCATCTCTTTTACGAGTACTGTTTACATAAACTTTAATGTCTAAATCATTTAAGTTACCACTGTTTAAATAAACATCAATAATAAAATTATTTGTTCTTTCTGCAACTGTAAATTGTTCAACAACTGGTTGTGTAGATTTAGTTGGTGCTTTAGTCCATCCTGATACATTTGTGTATGAAGTTCTGCCAGTATATTGTCTTAATAGTGCAGTGTCAGTACTAACTGTAAATACATCAGCAACTTCGTCATATTGATACGTGTCTGCTAATAAGTTAAAGTCAAAAACAATATCACCGCTATTTTCAATGGTTCTATAACTTAACGGAAATCCTAATTGAGAATCGTTAGTGCCTGTTCCAACTTTATAACTAAACACTTTGTTACCAGCAAATGTACTTGACTCTAGTGTAGAAAGTTGTGCTCCTGCATCATTATACAAATCAAATAACGGTTGTTGATTAACTTTTATTTTATCTTGTGTTTGTTTCCACGTAGTACCGTTATAATAAAAAATCTTACCTTTATAGTTTGTGCCTGCTTTTACAAGAACTGTTTCATTTGTTAAAGGAGTAGTATCTGTAGTTTCCTTTAGTGCAATTTGAGCTTGGCCATTCTGACTAATAAAACCTACTTCATAAATTTTACCAGCAACAAAACTATCCGGATCTGCTGTAAACAATACTCGCATACCTGTAACTAATTCAACACCGTCAACAAAGTAACCTGCTTGTCCTTCAATATTTGAAAACACATCTTTAGTAACTGTATCAACTACGTCAACTGATGTTTTTGATTGTGTACCAAAATTATAAAGTTTTAGTCCTGCGTCAAATTCAATAATTGGTCTTGTAGCTCTATAAGTTTGATCTAGTACTACAGGAACGTTATTAACTGCCGCAATAGTTTCGATGACACTTTTGTGTGTCCATTTATTATAACGTGACCATTGGTTTCCATCTTTTGATGCTTTGTTAACAACAATATAATCTTTTAGGATAGCGTATGAAGTTGCATCGTCAAAAGGTAATGCACTAAATCCTTGTGCATCAAATTCTGTTGAAACGTCGGTTAAATAATCGGCAGTAATAACTAAATCTTCTTCTGCTATTAATGTAATAGATTCTCCAACACCTTCAACATACCAATTACCTTCTCCGTATTTGGCTGGTGTAATTGTTCCGTAAAACTTTACTTTCATGCCATTAGTTAATTCGTAACCATTTTGCATAGTATAAGTTTTCTTACCAATAATTTCTTCGCCTACATTAAGTTGTGTATTATCTCTAATATCCTTAATAATAATAAGACCTGATGCTTCAGGATCGTTTCCGTTTGTATAATATAACGCATTAGGTGACTCTAAATCAACTGTCCAAGTAATACTACCTTGCTCTACTTTTTGTTGGCTAACACCAATGTTATATAGGTTTGTATCATCGTTAATACTATTACTAGTTCTAATACTTAAAGGCATATCAATAGCATCTATATCAAAGTTATACGTTTGGCCTCTATACAAAGTAAGTGTTGGATTACTTACTTTATTTTCTTTGCTAAAAATATAAGAATTATTATCTACATTATCTTGTCTAGCTACTGCAAAAGTACTAATAATATTTCGAGCTGTTCCGTAAACTGGAACTTCGTTAGGTCCTGAAGGTAACCAATAGTATTCTCTAAAGTTTACAAACTTGTCCCAATTAATATGAGGATCCCAAGCATAATATTCTTGTGAACTGTATAGGCTGTGATCAATATTGTCTGTATTTCTAATTTTGCTACTGTTTATATAATCTCGATAATCACCGTAGTACGTTGTATTACCTAAGTTATCTGTAACTGTTGCAATAGGTTCAAGTTGATAGTCTTCTCTCTCTGCTGAAACATCAGAAACGTAATTGTCAGTGGACTTAAATGCCTTTGCATCTCTACGACCAATATAGCCATCAATCTTTTCAATTGACCCGGGTTGCGTTAGCTGATCAATTGTGCTACTTAGAAACTTTTTGTTTGCTGTTGTTCTAAAATATCTTGGTAGTAAATCAGCTGTTTTTCTTTTTGCATCCCCGCTTGTTGGGATTGGGCTTTCATCTTGTGCCATTAGTATCCATAACCTCCGCCGCCGCCGGAGCTTCCGCTTCCACCGCTTGATCCTGAACTACCTGAACTACCTGAACTACCCGAACTGCTTGAACTACTCGAACTTGTTGTACTAGTAGTAGTTGCTGTAGTAGTTGTAGTTGTTGATAATGCTTGACTCTTAATTCCTGTATTAATAGTTCCTGTAGATGTAACTACATTTCCTGCCGATTGGATTCTAGATGCTGTTACAGAATCAATAATTTCAATATCTTCAACTGTAGCATCGTTAATAAAGATCTCGTTATTTTCTGCTTTAACTTCATATAAACTTCCAAACCCTTGATTTGCTTGTTTGGGTACTAATAAAATATTAACAACATCTGGTGCTGTTCTATTCATTATATGTGTTGCAAGTTCAGTAAAATGGAATGTATTTCCAAAATCCCAGTTTTGCAAACTAAAGAACGAATTAATTGCACTAATCACTTGTGTTTTTACTTCATTGTTATTAACTACTTCACCGCTATTCTTTACAATTTTAAATGTTGCTTGTAAATTCTCTTGTGCATGCACACCAAATAAAGGCTTATATTGTACGGAATGATAAATTACTTCATCACTAATTGATTTATACTGGCCAATTTCTGCACCGTAGTTTTGGAATAATTCATCTGTACTTGGTGGTAAAGGTTCAGTAGCAATCGCTCCACTAATATACTTCCTATAGTTTTGATCATATGTTTGTGTAAGCATGTAAACATCAATAATATTACTTACACTCGGATCAATTCTATTACCATCATCTGCACTATGTACGTACTGGAATTTAAGATCTGGTCTGCCAACGTGTGCTCTATAATCTGCTGTTACTACAAGAACATTATTAGTTAATACTTTAAAGTTATCGTTATCAATAATATAAAAAACTTGGCCTGTTGAATACTGACTGTATGCTCCAATTTCAGTTTCTGTTGTAACTGTTTGGATTGTACTACCTGCATTATAATAATTATATTTGTTAAATCCTTGATCCGATGATTCTTTCTTTAAGAAAATATATTTTGTAGATGTATTTGTTAAAGGTGCAACTACAGCATCAAATATGTCTGGATCGTCGATACTGCCATCATCATTTAAATCAAAGAAACTAACTTCTACTTTTTTGCTGTTAATATATCCGTCTGTGTTTCGAAAAGCATTAACAATTTCCCAATTAACATCATTATTAAATGGTGTAAGTTCGTCAGGCTTAGTATTAAAGTTCATAATTGCAACTTTGTCTTTTACTAACTGTCCTGTTTGTGAATCGTAAATTTTATTTTGTCCATCAAAGTAAAAAGAAAGTTCTTTATCGCTTTCAAAAATATATCTAAGTCCTCTATTTGTAACTGTATATTTTTCTCCGTTTGTTTCGAATAATATTAGCCAACTTGAGTCAAGTTGATTATTTGTTACATCACCTGTTTTACCATTACTAAACACATCTACTGTGTTTAAATTTTCGTTAATAATAATACGCCAGTTTCTTGTAACTTGATCATATCTTAATGCAAAAGTTTTATATGAAAATACTTGATCAATAATTTGTGATCTAACATCTGTTGAAATGTCTTTTACTAGTTTTGGTTTAACTTCTTCTAGTATACTGTTTGCAGGTAATATTTCATTAAACACAACTGGTCCAAAACCTGTTGCACTGTTAACACTTGTGCCTGCACCATCTACGCTTATAACTTTTACCCATTTATATGTACTTGCGCCTTTTGCTGATGCGTTACTTGTAAGCTCTCCATTACCAATAAAATAAAATCCTACTGGTGGTTTAAATTTAAGCAATGCTCCAGCTTCTACATATTTTAAAGAACCGCCTGTAAATGTTCCAAGTTGATATGCAACATCATTAATATTATTTAATAGTCCTGTTGAACTGTTAGTTGTCTTAGTTGACTGCTTCCATGTAGCATTAAGATCACTAACAATAATCTTAGCATAGTTTGCAAAGTAAAAGTTACTAATTGCTCTATTTTGTATAATAGGCAATATTGTATTTTCAATAGCGCCTTCAATATCTGTTTGAGTGCCAAACGTAAAAGACGTTTTGTTTTCATATGGCTCTCTATAAAGTATTCCATCACTGCCATATAAATTTGTACTAGAATATTTTCCAGTAGCATCTTTAAGATCAAAATATCTACTAATACCACTAGCAATTCTATTTGTTGATTTTACTTTAATAATTTCTTGATTAGTTGTTAAAGGAACAATATTATAATCTTCGCCAGTAACCATTCTATTTTGTGTATAGTAAGTTTGCGGAGCGTTAGTTCTAATACTTGAAGTTGTTTCACTAATAGTAGCATTAGTTACTGGTGTTTTAAGTTCTAAGCCAACAGTCATTGTTTCTGTTGTTCCTGCCTTAGAAAGATAAGGAAAACTAATAGTAATATCTGTTAATTCACTTGGAGCAATACTTAACGATCTATTAGCACTAGTTCTATAATAAACTCTAAATCCGCCTTGCGGCAAGTTACCAAATGTGCCGTCTGCAAATACTAAACTAATCTCGTCATCTGCTCTAGTTTGTACAACATAAAAATCTTTAAGTTTTTTGTTTAAACTATTATAGATTGCATTGTTCCCTTCAGTTGAACTTACCTTTGTCCAAATTTTACTAGGAATACCATTACTGGTTAAACCATAAAGCCAAACATCAGTATCATTAATATTTTCTGCTTCAATTGAAATCCTTTGATTAGCTGACGGAGCTGAAACGTCAAATGCGTTAGATTTCAAACTTCCTTGTCTAAAATGTAAAAAATATCCTGAGTTTGAACTTCCTGAACCTCTTCCATCTTCTCTATATAAAAATGCTAGACTGTTTCCTGGTACAGGATTTTCTTCTGTTATTACATTAAAGTCAGTATCAATACCTGTTGATACAATTTCAAATTGTGTTGAAGAACCGTTAACTGATTTACTAAAAGTATATATAGGAACATCGTTACCTGTAGATGTAAATCTATACTGTTGTGTAAGTACTCCATTAATTGCTTTGGTTATTGATGGCTTACCAACTGTTCCGTTTTGTGGAAGTGCTGAATTCAACACACGCCTAAATTGTTCTGACCAGTTAGCATTACTAGGGTCATTCCAGATAATAGTTTGGTCTGATAAGTTAGTGCCATTACTGTCAATTAAATTTTCTGTAGTGCTTACTGTCTCAAATTTAAGTAGTCCGTTTGCACACTGATTACGTCTAGGATTATATGAAAGCATACGAGCTAAACGGAGAACTGATTCTCTACGTTCTGCTAGTTCTAAGAAGTTTTCTCTTGCGTTTAGGTCAACTCTATAACTAATGTTCTGACCTAAGAATGCAATCATATCAATTAGTGCAAGGTACTCTGATGTATCTACATAATCGTTAAAATCTTCTGGGTAATTTTGTCTTAGATAGGTGATCATTGCCCGTCTAAGTGTGTCAAAGTCGTAGCTACGGAATTCCGCATTACGGTAACTTTGATATACTTTTTGCCAATCTTCTGCAAGTAGCAATCTATTTTGTCTGTCGGTTGATGACATTGATTATCCTTCTTTAAACTCTACTGTATTTATTGAAAACAATAATACTAGTAGTTAATTGTGTCACGACAATCCAACGCTTTTATCAAACTGTAATCTTAGTTGTTCACTAATATTGTAGTCTAAGTACATCAACGTACATTCTATTTGTAATCCGCTTTCGTATTCCGAAACTTGAACTCCTGTAGCTCTAGTTCTTGGATCGTAATTTACAATATTTGTAACATTTTCTGTAATTGCGTCTTTTAGTTGTGATGTTAATGGCTCGTATAAGGCATCCCAAATAATACAACCAAATCTAGGATCAGATAACTTTTCTCCTTGGCGTATATTAAGATGATTTAATAAATTTTGTTTAATTAATGAAACATCAAATTGTTGGAAAGAATTGTTGTCAGGATTAACTGTGCTGAATCCTCTGTATGCCTTCTGTGATACAGGAGGTTTTGACTGCCTTTTAGGAGTAATTTTAATTGTTTTGTATAAATCTGTTGCCATATTAATATTTACCTTATTTTATCCGCCGGCGAAAACATTAGGACTGCCAGCCGCTACGCTTGTACAACCTGATATCGCATCTCCTATTCTGCCTGTTCCTTTGCCATTTGTAAAAACTGTTGTTGATCCTACTGCTATTGGTGCGGCATGACTTGGACATGGTACAGGAGGTAGTAAATGTGAAGTATTATTATCACCCTGTCTACTTACAGATATTCCATTTGCAAATACATCACCTGATCCTTCTGCTCTAGTCATACCCGAACAGTGAGCTACATCTGCATCTCCAATTCTAGTTACTGCGGGCACGTTCTATCTCCATTAATGTTTCTAATCTATCTGGCCATTGTGCAATTTCTTGGTGTTGTTCTTCAGTATGTGGCTCAGGGGGTACTGAAGGATTGAATTCAATTATGTGATCAAAGTCTAGAGGAATATCCTCAAAATTTGTGTACGTAAAAAGTTCATTGTTTTTCATTATTACAAATTTATGCATTACTGTACCTGTGATGTTCCTGCACCTTTATCGATAGGTGTTGATAAGATTAAACTTGCTAATGGTGTAAGTTCATTATTAATGATTTTTTGATAGAATCCTTTTCCTAATCCAATTCTGCTTGCTGTGTTTGATCCACCAGCATCTGCGTATCCTACTGCTTTTTTAAACTGTGTACCTAAAGCATTAAAATCTGCACTTGTCCAATCTACACTTTTACTTTTTAAGTATGCTACTGCAACTTTTGTAGCAACTGTAGGATCGTTTGCCATGTCAGCATTGTTGTAAATATCAACACCTGCTAGTCCGCCATATTTTTTATAGTTACTTGTTCCTGTAATTTGTATAAGTCCTCTACCTCTATATCTAAATCCGTCGCCTGTTTCTGCAGAGCCGTTGCCCATTCTATTTCCGTATACTGAGTTTGCAATAGCAGGTGGTCCACCTGCAACAAGTGTTTCAGCTTTACGCTTGCCTGCTGATCCGCCAAATCTATTTGGCCATACACGCTGTAGAGTTGATACTCTATAGTTCATATTTTCTGACCTTGGTTCAAAGTTACATTCTTTTTGTACTTGGGCACAAGCCATTGCTAGTGCATGAGCATTTGTTGATTTCCAAGTTAATGGATCTAATCCTAAACCTTTTATAAGTTCGCTTAAGAAATACCGTTGCATATCGTCAACAGGCACAGGATCTGCTGGCTGGTTACCTGATGCATTATCTGTGTTTTTAGTTGGAATTTTGTCAGCATCAAACGTTTCTTTTACACGCTCACCTGTTACTGGATCTTGGATATATGCATCTTGTGCATTATAGATACCCGATGTTTCTGAGTAATCAGGTATATCACTATCTTTATCAATCTGAGGTTGTTGTAATCTAACTTCTGGTGACGGTGATAATATACTTGCTGTAGCACTAGGAGTATGTCCTGCTGGATTAATGTTTTCGTGTCCGTCCCATGGTTCGTGTCTTGGAATACGTCTTGGTCTGTTTGCTTCAACTGCAACACTTGCTCTAAGTGCATCTGCTGTTACTCTTAATGGATTTCCGCTTGCATCATTCATAACTACATTATCTTTATCAAGCACTCGGCTAGTATTATCTATTACTGAATTAGTTACCGGAAAACTAAATGCATCGCCAACTGTATCGGCAACATCTGCTGTTGTTGCAGGCACTGTACTATTCATGTGTATTTGTGATGCAGTTTCTGAATGTGTTCCTACACTTAAAATAGAAGTTAATGTTCCTGCATCTAATTTATTTGCAAGAGTACTTTTAATTTGTGTACTTGCTCCACTAGTAAATTTGTTATCACCAGCGGTTTTTAAATTGAATGCACCATTTACAGTTTGTCTATAATCGCCAACTACTTTACTATGCAAGTTTGCGTTTATAGCAATATGTCCATCTTGACTAACTTGTAAATTATAATCTCCACTAATAGTAGAACGCTGTGTTCCTTTAATTTGAATATCTTGGTCGCTACCTACTGCAACTGTATGATTATTACCTGTCCATTCGTTTTTATCCATTCCAACAAATGTAGTTTCGTTTTTATTTGTTTTAACATCTCTATCATTATTAACCATTAACTTATAATTACGTCCTGCTGTAAAGTTAATATCTTTACCAGACTCAATGTTTATATCTCTATCAGCTTTTATGTTAAGATCTGTTTCAGTTCTTAGGTTAATACTATCTTGTGCATACACATCAATTTTACCATTTGATGTTAATTCAATCCATGCTGTACCATTTGCATTACCAATGTAAATTAAGTCTTCTGTGTTGTGTAATAAAATTTGATGGCCTGTTCTTGAACGTAATCTAATATGTTCATTAAACGGTAATGTAACATCTGACTTACTAATATTATCAGGAGTATTCTCAATATCATAATATAGTGCGGGATTTTCTTTTGCTATTCCATTTCTAAGAATAGTAGGATCTCCGTCATCCATTGTAAATGCAGATCCGCCTAGTCTGCTTCTAAACATATAAGCTGAACTTCGTACATCTCCATATTTTCCTTTTGGCTTGCCGTCACGTTTATCTAAAGGTCCTGGAGTATTCCAACCATAAACAGTATTAGGAATGTCACGTCTTGAACTTGTAGTTGTTGTTCCTCTAATAACATCTTGTTCAAGACCTTGCTTTGCAAGTGTCAAAGACATCATAGGATTAATAGGTCTTGGAAATTTATCTGGATTATTTCCTTTACGTATATCTAGAGGTCCTGTTGCGTTAGCTCCAATACTTTTATTAAATTCTCCTACAGGTAAACTTTTACCTTTGAAGTCATCTAGTATCCCGTCTTGTACAATAT